ATTTTTCTAAATCTCTTGACTTTCTTTGTGTACGCTTCTCTGGAGCCTTTAAACTTGTGGCAGGACTGCATCCGGAACCCCTGTTTGCGGAAGTACCGGATAGTCTTTGGTTCTGCGCAGTCCGCTTTAATAAGCTCCTGCGTCTGTCTGAATTCATCAATATCCTTTTCTATTTCCGTATCATCCTTATCCCTGCTATAGTATTCCCATATGATGTACAGGATTTTCTCATCCTGGTCAATCACCAGCCGCAATAAAGCGTTGTAGGATTCCACAAAACCAAAATCCAGGCCGTTCTTTTTGAGCGGATGGCGGATTCTCCGGATTTCATTCATACCTTTCTCATATGGCATTGTTTCAAACTGTGGGAATACCAACTTGCCATTGACGCCAAACCGCCCTTTACGAGCAACCCGGTACAAATCTGGATCGTGCTGCTGCAACTCATCCAGCTGCTCGATGTAATCCGCCGGTACAAAGTAGTTGTCATCCACAGTGCTGTGGTGATAGTACACGTTTCCGATTACAATAACGCGTTTCTGATATAGCTCCTCATCATCCAACACCTGATAGCCGGCTGCCTTGTCCTGGAAAAAATACTTGTAAACCCAGTTCCCCTTACTCACGGGGTTTGTTGATAGGATGATATGGTTACTGAGGGTCGGATGACGGAGACGTCCCAGAATCTCCTTGAATCCCGCATACTTGACTTCGGAACACTCCTCTATCCAGACGATACTGACACCATTCAGGGATTTCAGCTTTGCCGGCTTATCCATGCCTTTGAAGATGATGCGGCTGCCGTTCCTAAAGCGCACCTGCATCGGGGACGTGGTAAACGTGATATAGTCCGTCACCTCCATGGCCTCCGCCACTTCCATCAGAAGGTCGTAGCAGGAATCCCGGATGGTATCGAATACCTCGCGGACCACCAGGGCCTTGCGTTTTTCCTCCAGCAGCTTCTTAATCAGCTTCACGGCAATATGGTAGCTCTTAGAACTGCCATAACCGCCAACAGTCAGATATATCTTATGGTCCCAGTCATGGACGAAATCAAAGAAATGGTCATTCAATACAAATTTTACGTTGTGTACATCAGCCATGTACCTCTCCTGCCTTCTCAAAGGTAATCTGGATTGGCTTCTCTTCGTCCTTCTCAACCTGGGACTTCAGAACTGCAATCCTTGCTTTCTGCTCCTCACTGGCCAGCTCCCAGTTTTTATGCAGGAGCTCATCATACTGTTTGATAAGACCCTCCAGCGTTTTCTGGGCTCTGGCCTGCGCCTGCAGAAAATTTCCCTGCTTATCCCAGGCCTGCTGTACCTCCCAGCGCTCCTCTGTGACCGTCTCTCCATCCTTATGGCCTATCTTAGTGATGGTCACATCCTTCTGGTCCCTCACATACATAATGGACTGCGCCCGGATGATGGCGGCATAGGCTATCTGCACCTGGTCCCATAGGATGTCCAGCGGGTCCGTAGGCATCTCCTGGATAATGGAAACGGTCTCCTCAGGCAAGTACTTGCTGAAGAAACCGTATTTTTCTGCGTTCTTATTCTGTTCTGGGGCTCCCCCTTCGTTACCAGCAGCATTGCTGTTTCCAGGCTGCCCACCTTTCTTCTTAACCGAACGTTCGTTATTTTTATCCGAACGTTCGCTATCCCACTTATGGGTACATTTCCATCGGCGGACCGTCCCCTCCGGCAGGTTTAGTTGACTTGCAATCTCAACTAATTTGATGCCTTTCCGGTACATGGCCTCGGCCTGTTCTATTCTTGCATCTGGCGCCCTGGCCATGCCTCCTCACCTCATTTCGTGTTGTTTTGGGAATAGAAAAAGAGCCGCCCGGAGGTGACTCCTGCTTACTATTGAATAAAATCATTGTCCATGAGTCCAATAATACGGTGACATATAATATCCATTAAATTTAGGCCAGTAAATGCACTCAACCAAAATGATTAACG